GTTGATGTCAAAAATAACAGTACATATACATTAAGAAAATATAGTATTATCCAAGAGGTGTGCAGGAAACTTGATGTAATGAACGTAACATATGAGGTAACAGAATGAAAAGTCTTTTGTATTATTTAAAAGAATACACGGTGGAGATTTTTATATTAACAATATCTATAGCAGTTTTAATTAACAATAGGAGTATACTATGGCCGTAAAAGCAACAGATACCGTCAAAATGGGTGCGCAAGTCATAAGTAATGCGAGTGTAATTTTCTCAAATTTACTTAAACCAGACACTAAGTTTGGTGCGCAACATGATGTAACTATCGAAGTAACCAAAGACCTTAAAAAGCTATTCAAAGAGATTCTAGCTCAAACAGGAGCCAAGAAAATTAATGGATTAAGTGAATACGAAGGCAGAGAGCAGATAAAGCTTAAGAATAAGATATATGCACAAGAAGGTACGGAGCGTTTCCCAAATATTGTGGATACGCAAAAACAACAAACAGACCAAGTGCCTTTCGGTGGCGATGTCATCAATGTAATTGTAAGACCTAGACATTATGAAGATAGCGTAAGTATCTTCTTAGAAAAGATTCAATTGGTAGAAAAGAAGAATTCTGGCGTTGACTTTGAAGTTATTGGTGGAAGCAATGAAGATACAGAAGAAGATCTGCCGTTCTAAATTAGACGGTGCTGATAAATTAACCATACAAAAGCTACAGCAGGAGTACGATAAAAAAATGAACAGCAAGGCCAAAGGAACCACATATGAGAATGAGTTGGTTAAAAAGCTCAAGGACAACGGATTTAAAGATGTTAAGAGGGCATGGGGTTCCGATGGTCGTTCAATGGGCGAAGCTCCCGACGTAGATATAATGTGCGATGGTGTTAAAATCCAGGCAAAGCGCAGAAAGACCATTCCAAAATGGTTGAGCCTCGGAAGCTGCGATGTAGTGATGTTCCGTGAAGATCGGAGCATCACCTTTGTCTGTATGACCTTTGATGATTATGTCAAATGTTTGAAAAATGCCCAATCATAGGAAACAAGATGTGTGGATTTTGTGGATATGATAAACAAAAGAATTTAAGATGTGGATTCGCGACACATCCAAATATGATTTCAATGTTAAAGGTATGTCCGTTGAAGTCATTAAAGGCAAGGAAAAAGAAGAAGTGATTCGTTGGCGCGACATAACTAGATTCCTTGCCTACGTATTCGAGACGGTGCAGGATGTGCTTACCTCCTTATGTTACACTCCACCTCCAGACTCCTGCACCGATCCCGAAGATTGTCCACATGATGATGTGGAAAACTTATGGGATGGAGTCGATCACGCTACTGACCGTTGGGAGTGTATGGATTGTGGACAAATAATGGAGGACCAAGATGCGTACTTTCTGTAGGAAGCTAAAACTCTTTTACTATGACCTAACTTATTACAAATGGTATTTTATATATATAGGTAGATATTTTAGGTCTTTTGGTGCGCCAGAAGAGGTAAAGCAGTTCGATTGGTTCCTGCGATTGAATAATCATAAGGTATTAAGAAAGATTTGGAGATATTTACATGGGATGTAACTATGCTAGTTAAAGATTTTTTTAAGTGGGCAGAAAAAGAGTTTAAGACCGAGATGGATCTAATGAATGCCAAGGGTAAAGAGTACACAATTAGCAATGAAGACAAACTCCGTAATTTCAAATTTATAGGCGAGAGACTTAATCTTGAGCCAGAAACAGTATGCATGGTGTACTTACTTAAACATATCGATAGCATTACTAATTATGTGATAAAAGGTGTAGAATCTTCAAATGAACCTATTGAAGGCAGGATACATGATGTCAGAAATTATTTCTTACTTTTACACGCGCTGATAAAAGAACGCAAAGATTTGAGACTTGAACAAAACTAGATTATTGATTTAAATGAAGTTTAAAGAATATTGTAGTTTTTCAAAAATGTATGATTTATTAGTTTCACAAATTAACAAATACAATAACCGTTTGAGTCTCAAATAATTTATGTGGAAAAAATGTGTAAACAACATCTCGCTACCTATGGAAGGTGGTGTTTATGTTATGTACAATCGTGAGAATAAAATTATATATATAGGGCAAACAAACACACTCAAAAGAAGACTCTCGCATCATCCAAAGAATGGGGAGTGGAGCTACCTAAAATACAAGACCATAGATAATACGGATGAGAGAATATTATTAGAAGCAAAGTTGATAGCTAGGCTTAGACCAGATCTTAATCGTTTACACCAATACAATAAACCTAGGCAAGACACGGTCAACATACGCGTGGTCATACCAGAAAGATATGCTAAAGCATTGGACATCTATCAAACAGCTAGAAACATCAAACGAGAAGAAGCTTTGATGGATTTATTAAGAGAGCCATTAGAAAAAGAATTAAAATACTTAGAAGAGGACTGATGAAATCTACACATTATTACCAGGTGGTTGATATTTACAAACAAGTAATTCGTAAAAAACAAACAAAAGGAGAAGATACCCAGGCTCTCAAAAAGAGACTTCTGGCTATCATGTTAAAACATGGCAAAAACAAAAGCACATACAGCTTATAAGCTGAAGGATGGAACGAGGGTTAAAGGGGTTACGACTATACTGAGTAATCTCGGTTGGAATAAAAATGTATTGGTCGCATGGGCAAGAAGGACGGCACTAGCAGGAGATGATCCCGATGCGGTACTAAAGGAAGCAGGAGCGATCGGAACCCTTGCACACTACTTATGCGAGTGTGATATAAAAGGCGAAGAGCCAGAACTTGATGATTATTCCTCTGAACAAATAGAAAAAGCAGAGAATGCATTCCTTGGGTATCTTGAGTGGAAGAAAATGACCAAGCCAAAGTATGAAGCGATAGAGCTTAAAATGGTATCAGAGAAATACAGGGTAGGCGGTACGGCTGACTTTGTCGCTCGAATCAATAACTCTTTGGTCTTAGGAGACATAAAAACAAGCAAGGGTATCTATCCAGAGATGACGGCTCAGTTGGCAGCTTATCGCAAAATGTATCTTGAGATACAACCAAAGGCCAAGATAGAATCTGCAATGATCTTGAAGCTTGATAAGAACTCTGGAGCTTTCTCGCATCACTTCGTTGGTAAGTCTCAGTTAGATTGGGGATGGAAAGTCTTTGAGCATTGCATGGCGTTGGAAGAGTTACATAAGGAATTGTAGTGGAGCAGTTATATGAAGAAGGTCATGTCTATTTCATTGGAGAGGTAGTGCAAGAAAAAGATGAAGATTGGGTTTATCATAAGCCGTCAATAGATTTTGTAAAGATTGGATGGAGTGCGGTAGATCCTAAAACAAGGCTCAGCAGTTTGCAAACAGGCAATCCCAGGGAATTGATATTGATATCTGCTATCAAGACCCAAAGAGAGGGAGAAGGTAAAATACATAGCTTTTTAGATTTTGCTAGAGAGCGAGGCGAGTGGTTTCGATTTAACGATATCTTTCCTTATTTAACTATGTGGATGCCAATATCGAACTATTATGATATTGATAAAAATGTATTAAACATTGAAAGATACAAAGTTAAGATCCGAGGTGAGGATAAGTTAATGCCAATGCCTTTTCATGTAGAGAAATCTGATATCGATAAAATGCTTAACTACACTCGCAATGAAATGATTTGTAATACAGTCCTCAAGCCTACGACCGCAAAAAAAATGTACTTCGATACTATAAACAATATTATAAGACCTAACGATGAATATTTTAAGATAGAGACTGGTCATGGCTGGGGTAGTGAGACAAAGGTAGCTTTGCCTACTTTATGCTTAATGATAAAACTAGCGAAGGAATTTAAGCTTTTTGACAGGGTCGAAGAGATGAACGAATTTTGGGCAAAAAAATCCAGAGCAATTACTAAAATGCAAGAAGAAGAGTTTGAAAAATTCTTTCCAAATTTCTTTGAAGATATAAAGTTAGAATCGAATGCTAGAAATCTTTGAACGTCATGTACAAAAAATACGTCCGAGCGGTTCTGGGCAATACAAAGGCCTTTGCCCCTTCCATGATGATACCAAGCCAAGCTTCAGTTTTAGTGAAGAAGGCCTTTTTAAATGCTTTGGGTGCGAGATAAAGGGGAATGCGTACCAATTTGCAGAACTGCTCGGAGAAAGTACCTCTAATTTGCCGAATATCGAGCAAACAGACTTCAAGAGGTATGAATGGTCACCTCCGCAAGAAGTAGACGAGAAATATA